TTGTATTTTAGTACCTAAAGTTTGGAACCAAGTTCCTTGGTTGTATGCTTGTGCAGTTGCATTAGATTGATTAAATGTATTTGAAGCGCCATCAAATTCAAATCCAATTTTTGCAGACCATCTATCAACAGTTTGTGCATTTTGGATTAACATATCTAAAATTTCTAAATCAATTTCTTGCGAAACATATTCAGATAACATAGAAGTTAATTCAGCTTCTGCATCAATTGAATGATAAGCATTCAAGTCTTGAGCAAATTCAGGTGACCAAACCGCTTTTAACTTTCTTGTCTTAGCAACAATTGCCTCAGATCGCATTTCTAAGTTGATTTCTGGAATATCCAATGATGAATTAGAAGAACCTACATTTGAATCATCTGATTCAAAGTCGCCTCTTGTAACATCAGTCGGTGCTTTGTGATACGCAACATCAAGTTCTGCATCTGCACTACCTACCGTCGCACTAGTTCCAACTGCTGGTGTTGATGCAACTTGTGCTAAAAATAACACATGTGAATCATTACCAGTTGTTCTAGTAAATTCTGGATAAATTGTTGTTACACCTGAACCTGATAAGTTAAATGCTCTAACGCCTTCTACATCCGCGCCTGTTAATGAACTTGTCGGATATGCAACAACTTGGAACGTTCTTGTATTTGTAACAGCTGAAGCTGAAAATTCAGCATTAAAGTTTGTATACAAATCAAATTGTGCTTGAGTCAAAGCAGTACCTTGAGTAACAAATGTATCAGTAATAGGATTATATGAACCTGTTCGTGGATCAGTAATAGTTCCTAATGCCATTGCATCTGTTGCATTTGCGTCATTAATACTATAACCAAATCTACCTGGACCGTAAAGACCTTCAGTAGCAGGTGTAGTACCTTTTGAGTCATCAGTAACGCCAAATACTGAATCGTTTTGTGAATCTTTACCTTGTCCTGTTAGGAAATCATTTCCTGTACCAGTACTTGTAAATCCTTCTGTACCTTGATTATTATTATACTTAAAGTCTAAGTAAAATACTAGTCCAGATGGAAGATTCATTGGCTGAACAGAAACAAAATCTTTTGCAGCTATTTCAGCAAATATTCTTCGTACTAATGGTAAAGCAACACCTGACCATTCTTCCGAGTTTGTATTAGTTCCAGTTGCATTAGCTTCTGTTACTAATTGCTTGGCTTGATTCTCTAAAAGAACCGCCATGCCTTTCTTTTCCACCTCGCTACTAATACCTTCTAAAAGGCCGGTCTTCTCCCACTTTCTTTCAAGTTGAAGTGCAACGGCATTTTGATGGTTTTGAGTATTGGATGGCAATAATGAATTAATATTCATGAGTTTTCTCCTCTTTTAATTTAATTTTAAAGATTAGCTAACTTTTTCCATCTAGCATTCAATGTAGCACCTTCAGAAATTACTTTCTTTGGTTTTGTTGAACGACTAGGTTTCGAAGCATAGCTTTCTTTGATTGATCTTTTTGTTTTTCTACCATTCATGGTAAATCCTTCAGCTAATGTAGCAAATACTAATTTAACTTCCCTCAATGATTGAGCTCTGTCAAAGTTTTCAATAACTTTCATTTTCTGATTTTCATTTAATGAATGATTTCTAAACAACTTGTTTGAGAATAATAATTTTGCATTAAGAAGGTTTACTTCATTGATTTTAGATTTTAAAAATCTAATTACATTGTAAGCTTCTTCTAAATCTTTCTTATCATCAGCAGTTTCATTAGCAGTTTCATCTTCATGTTCACCTTCATTAGTTGCAGGTTTTTCTTCATCATCAGCTTCTTCTTGTAAAGCGTTGATAATTTCGTCGATAGTAATATCTTCATCAATATCGTCTGTTTCTTCTGCTTCTTCTTTAAGTTTACCTTTTCCTGGATCATCCTGATCTTTGCCGTAAGCTATATCAACTTTGTTATCGCTTTTGCCAATATCAGATGAATCAGAAACTTCTTCTAATTCTGCATCAGCTTCTTCATCCATAGTATCATCTTCTAATTCTCTTAGAATTGATTCAAGGTCTAAATCAGCATCTTCCATGTCTTCTTCCATTCCTGGTTCTTCCATGTCTTCTTCCATTCCTGGTTCTTCCATGTCTTCTTCCATTCCTGGCTCGTCATAGTCTTCTTCCATTCCTGGTTCTTCCATGTCTTCTCCAACTGGTGCCCCAGCTGCAACATCCATACCATCACCATTTACTTCAGCAGGCTCTTCTTCCATTTCTTCTTCTTCAGAAATTTTAGCAGATAACATACTTTGGATCCTTGGAGTGAAAGCTTCTTCTAATGCAATTTTTGCATTGGCTAATGCTGTTTCTCGTACCGCTTTCGCGTCAGCAATTGCCTCTTTAAGCAAATCTGTTTTTGCCATAGTTTTTCTCCTCTTATTTAATTTGGAAATAAGGTTATTATAAACCTTAATAGAATGAGTATAATATACTCGTTAATAGATTGATTGAGTGACAGTATATTGGTATACTGTATCGTTAACAATTATATATATTAACGATACTAGTTAAACACCCAAAAAATTCAAAAAAAGTTATTTATGAATTTCGAAGTTCTTTTGATTCCATTTGTTGGAAGTAACGAGCTCTATCTTTTTGTTTTCGTTTTATATCTGCTTTAGATTCGAATTGTTGTAATTCTTTTAACTGATCCATCTTTCCAGATGCCTTAAGTTCTTTTTTTAAAGATTTTAAAGCTGATTCAATATCACCTTTTGGATGTCTTTTAGTTTTAATTACTCGAACACCTACTTCTGCACCTGGAAGTTGTGATTGTTGACGTTTATTTATTTTACTCATATAACTTATTTTTTATTTAATATAAAGATTTTTTTTCAAATATCCTAATATATTATGGTCTTTTATTTAAAGATGTTCCTGCAGGCTTTGGAAATGTATCATCTAATGCAGGTCCTCTTTCTTCATGACCTGATTGTGTCATTGCTTCATTTACTTTATAATATCTATTTAGTACTGTACCCATATCTTCATATGCCGATTCTAATCTTTGTTGTAGGCCGCTCATTTCTCCTGCAGTCTTTTCAAACACTTTCATAGCCTCATTCATTTGTTTCATATGTCTAGATACTGTAACATTATCGAACCAATGTTCTGATTCTTGCATGGTCACCTTTTCGGCACGTTCCATAACACTTTGCAACGTTTTGGTAACTTCTTGTAGTTTAGCATTGGAATATATCATCTCTCCTAACTTATGAAAATTAGCAACTGCTTCTAAAAATGAATTTCTATCTTGTTTAGTCATTTTTTGTTCTTCTTCCTCGCCAAGATATTTTTCATTGATGATATGTTTCATTAACTGTGATTCAAATTTTTTCATTAAAGTCCTCTATTACTCTCTAATCTGTCTAACATCTTTGCTAAGCCTTCTAATTGTTTTTCTGCTCCAGCTATATATCTACGAGCCTGATTCTCTGATTGTTGTGCAGCTGATTGATTCATGAATGTAGGATCTTCAGCTCTACCCTGCAATTCTCTTATCAGCTCTTCTTCAATTGCCTCAATTGCATCAATTCCTGCTTGTATTTGACCTTTATAATACTTATAATCAAATTCTTGGAATTGTCCATTTGTTTCATCGTCATCTCGTCCGCCAAATCTATCTCCTGGTCTAAAACTAGGTGCTTCATTTACTTTATGTTGTTTAGCTACATCTTTCATTGTAGGTAATGGCTGTCCAGGTTTTCTTTCCCATGCCATTCCTTCTAGTAATTTTTTTAATTTCATTATAATCTCTAGTCTAACATTGATTTTTCAGGCGTTCCATTTTTTTCTTTTCCAGCAAACTTACTCTTTACCGAATTTAACCCCGATGTTCCCTCATTTGCCAATGTATCCAAAACTTCCCCCGTACCTTTTTGTCCCTTTTTATTAGTCGGGCCATATACTGATTGTAAATTTTCTAGTGCCATAATTAAAACTCTGTTATTATATCAGTTATTATTTTGTTTATATTTTTATATTTATCTACTACATTTGAACCTTTTGATTCATTTACCGGCGATAAAAATGCTCCATGAGTAGACGGATTAGAAACAAAGTCAAATGCAATCAATTCAAAATCTGGCTGTACTTCTAATGTCTGTTCTCCTTCTCCCATTACTTCCTTTACTGAACCCATACCTCTTGAACTAATACCTAATCTAATACCTGACTTAAATAATTCTTTTAATATATTTCCTGCAGGTGTTCCTAATACTTCAACCGTACCTACTAGATCCTTTCCTTGCCATGCCATATCTGTCACGTTATGAGATACATTATTTAAGTTTACTACTGATGAATCTGGATGATCTAATTCTCCTAATGCTCTTCTTTCTGCAATAAATGTACTTGCATACTTTTTTGCTTCACGCGTAAGAGTTTCCATTGGGTATATTCTACCATTTTGATTTTTTGCCTCTGCTCTTTGCAAAACACCACGAACAACTAATTTACCATTATTTTGTGCCAATGATTCATTAATTTGTTGAGGTGATACCTCAAATACTGTATAGTCTACTAAAAGTTGCTTATCCATAATTATCCCTTATTAAAAGTAAAATCTTGGAAATGATGTAAATGGTGCTGTCTGTCCATCAAAGACCTGTGCTCCTGGCTCAGAATAATATGTATCATTTCCTCCTACATGTGTTATAGATGCTGTTGCAGCCGCAAAATCTTCAGTTGCGCCATTTACAGAACCAGCAGTTACATATGATATTGTTAAATTAGGATCAACAGATGCTGTTGTTGCTGATAATAAATTTGATGGAGCTATTGTATTTGTAAATCCACTCTTCTCCC